TCTGTAATTTTATTTGCACGTTTGGGCGAACCTTTCTCCCAGCCAGGCCTTGCTTTGAATTCTGTTCTAAATTCAGTAATGTAATCTAGCACACGTTCTTTTTCTTGTCCTTCTAGCACCATTTCCAAAACATTTTTCAGGAAGTCCTGAATAACAACTGGAGTATCAGAACGCTTAAGATCAAGACCCATTGCTTTTATCTTTCCGCTCTTGCCTTCCGTATCTGTTCGAAAACCCTCAATGTCATAGTAGAGAACTGCATATCTTTTCTTTGTAATGAACAGTCCTTTGCTCGCAACAATCTCTCTAGCAGCCGCAATTACTTCTGAACGCTTCTTAGGACAGTGAAATGCTTGGCTCATAAACTTGCCAAAAGTAGCATTTGTAGTTTCACCAATAGTGTCATACAGTTCAATTACACTGTCTTTGGTCCAAGGAATCGTTCCTGCTTCAATATCTTTTTTAAGTGTGCTGTATGCACTAAAGTATGTAGAGTCTGTATCACCATATACAATTGCTTTACCTGTATGATCATAGTCGCCTGTTACTATCTCATTGATCTTAGCAGCCATGTGTTTGGTAATGCTTCGTCCTGTAAGTGTAACACTTTGACCAATCCTGTTGTCGAAAAACCTACAACCAGGATTAAGAATAGCACCATACAAACTGTTAAGTAGAATCTTTTTAACCAATTGTCGCTTTGCCCAGTATTCTTCTTCAATCTTGTTTCCTGCATTCTGACTTTCTTTCTGCTTGGCCTGCATCTCTTTACGTTCTTTATACCAACGTGCAAGTAGTCCAGGAATAACGCCTTCTTTTTCATATGTAAAGATTGTACCGTTAGCACTTAGCATCCAAGGCTGATTACTTTCATATATAAGAGCATATACTTGAGCTGCGCTCAACTTATCGTCGCCGCCTTGCTCCCAATCAATTGTAATTTCTCTTGATATCTCTTTTTCCATCACACTTGCGTATTCTACAGAACCAAACATACCTTCCCAAGCACTAGCAAATGATTTACCTTTCGCCATCTGACTTTCGATGTGTGCTTTAGTTCCATCCTGGCGAAGTTGTCCAACAACAGTTTCAGGACCCATATTCAATGCTCTAATAACAGATGGATATAGCGAGTTCAAGTCAACTGATCCAATCCATTCGTGTATACCTTTTTTAGGATACGCAACATAAGCACCTGCCGCAGGTTCACTACCTGGCTCACGCTTCACTCTGTTCGGAACAATCATTCCACGTCGATGTGCTTCGTTGATAATACCTTGTTCTGTAACAGCAACAGCACCCATTGTTGTTTGAATAAGAACTGTGTTTTCGTGTGCAATAGTGTTTGCAAGATCAATAAATTTAAGTTTCTTATCTAGTTTATCTAATAGTGCAGTATCTTGTCTGTTATATTCAATAAATGTTCTGAAGTCGTTGTTGTATAATGCATCAAGACTACCTTCATATACAGTTTTCTTTTCACCAATTTCTAGTTCACCAATAGCATCTAGTCTGTACGTATGACGTTCTTCATAGTTATACTTACGATATAGTTCTAAACTATCAACGTGTACACGACCAATTAAATCATACGTTTGTGATTCTTTACCAAACTTTTCATAAATTCTTTTCTTAGGTTTTTGATCCCATAAACACAAACGTCTGGTATCGTCACTGCTCAATACTTTTGTAATACGGTTAACAGTATAAGGCATATCAAATCCTTCACTGTTCCAGCCACTTAATACATCAGCATCTTGAATAAGATCTAAGAACGCATCAAGCATATCTGCTTCATTTTCATAAAGTATTGTATTAGGTATTCCTTCGATGGCTTTTTGTGCTTCAGCCATTGATAACGTTTTAGGTGGAATCGCTAAACAAATTAGTTCTTCCATCCACTGTAAGTGTACAGCAATTGATGTAATAGGCATAAATGCATCTTCTGGAGAAGCATAACCACGCTCAGGATCAAAGTCAACCTCGATATCCCAAAACGCTACATTTAGTTTAGGAGCATCAACGTTTAAATAGTTGTCTTCTAAACATCGATAAATTGGATTAATATCTGATTCATATAATTTTTTGTTAGAATGAATAGCAAGTTCTTTTCTAAGTTCTTTAATATTCTTAGCGTTTACCCGTGATAATGGTTCACCGTAAATACTTTGATACTTGCCTTTTTGATCTGGGTAATAAAAAATATGTCTTGGGGAATATTCTTGGAATGTTCTTTTCCCCTCTTTTCTTTCTACGACTTTGATGATATCTTCACCACGATCATAGAATGCATCTATATAACTCATTTGTTCTCCTGTATGTCAATTTTGGCTGACAAATACCTAAATAGTCGCTTTGTGGCCGACTGCACCTTAATCATATATACTTATCCTGTAAACACGCCATACAAATGTTTTGTGACTCCGTATGTATAAATTACTGCTAGTACTCCATTTAGTACAATTAAACTTTTTTCTTCCCACAGTACACCGACAGCAGTCCAAATAACAGATGCAATAAAGAAACCATACACTCCGTATATTTCATTTGGAAATACAGATATCAATAGTGCCGCAGTAAGTAATACTGCTGTACCTAACCAAGCAAATAGTTGATAAGGTTTACTCTGTTGTTTCGTCATCTACATCCTCTACAACGTCATCAGGTTTTAAAATCGGCAATCCACCATTGTCAAAATAACGATTATCATCTGTAACATAAACGTGTGTTGTAATATTAGTGCCGTCTAGTTTAGACTTTTTGAATACACGTTTTTTCTTAATGCTACCTTTGTATTCTGTATAGTCTGCCTGTATTAATCTTAGTGGAGTTACTCCGCCACCATATATCCTGTCAACAGGTTCTCCATTAAGTCCGACGTTATTTGATACAATAAGTGTATTACTTGACATCAGTGTTTCCTATTTTCCAACCAAAAACTTTTGCTATTTCAAGACCGTCAGCAGTTGGTCCTTTTGTAGGTTTAACAACTTTAACTTTTTTACTTTTCTTCATTTGATAGCCTGAGCCTCCTCCGCCTTTGAAATGAATTCGTGGATCGAATGTTGTATATTCTTTACGTTTTACCATATATTGTATATATTAACACAATGTTATAGTAAAGTCAAGTCTTTTTTTTAATGGATAGTATCTACACCCGGAATAGGATTATAATGTTCTGCTATAGAACGTATATCAGTAATTTTAATTTCTGGATGGTTTTCTTCTAGTGTTGTACAAGCATCTTTGAAGTTCATTGCTACTACTTCATAGATATCTTCATTGTCTAATTCGAAATGATAAATTTTAGGCATCTTAGTCCTTTCTAGATCCAGCCTGCTGCAACAGCAAAACCAAATATGTTTACAATACTAAAGTAGAATGTTAATAGCATAACCCACGCTGCACCCCGTCTATATGCTGCATAACACTGCGTTATGCTACCTATAAAGAAGTTTGGGTATACTAGTAACATATTAGGATCTCTTGCGTTAAACGCTAGAGTTAAACTAGCACTGACTGTGAAAATAAAACTAATAAGTTCAAAGCCAAATGCTACTTTATCGCTTTGGTAACTCTGTATCCAAAACTGTTTAATTTTAACTATTATATTATTCGTCATCAGCACGTGGACCGTTTACATCATCAGGTAAGTTTTTAGTAATACCTAAGATACCTTCGATGTCCGCCCATTCTTCTTCGTGCTTTGCCCAGTCACCTTTATGTGCAATTTTGATTGCTTTGTTAATAGTGCTTGGTTTAATTTGTAATTCTTCTGCTACTGCTTTTACAGTATCTTTAAGTCCTTCATTTAAATCTTCAACTTCACGCAATACATTAGAACCTTCTTTAATCAAACGTTCTAGTTTTGCTTTTTCTTCAGGACCGTAACTTGATCTTGGCATAGTTTTTCTCCTAGTTAATTTAAGTATTATATAGTCATAAAAAAAGCCAGTCAAGTAATTAACTGGCTTTTAGTGTTATTTTGGTATTCTTTTTTTTACTTACCGCAGTCAGGACCGCAGTTACAATCTGAACCACATTCGCCTTTACAAGCACAGTCAGGACCACAATTGCATTCTTTGCCTTCGTTTAGGCCTTTTTCCACAACGTCATACATTTCGAAACGTCCACCGTTTCTTTCATATACCATAGCAGCAAAAATTTCTTGTTTGTTTGATTCTTCTACTTTAGACTTAGCAACTCTGTTTGCCCAATTCCAAAGAATATCATCTAGTGGATCAATAGCCTGCTGTCCACCACTTTCTTGAACCATTTTCATCATTTCAATAAACGACATCTTTGGTTCTACTGATTCGTTTACTTTCTTTTTAGATTTCTTCTTACCATAAGCACCTTCGTCCATATCTTTTTCTTTATCATCGGACGTCTTGCCTTTTTTCTTATCTAGCATTTTTTGGAATGCTGCTTTTTGTTTAGCAGACTGTGCTTCTACAATTTCGCCATCCATATCTACAAAAGAAACTGATTCGTTTTTCTTCTTGTATTCTTCCATACAAGATTCGCACATTTCTTTTAGTTCTTTCTGATCGCAGTCTGGGTGTGCTTCGCACATTTCTTTAACTGACATACCTTTGCTACACATCATTAAGATGCTTTTCT